CCATCCTCAACTTCGACCGTGACTACTCTTCGGAGCGCGTCAACGGTCAACTTCTTGGAACTGGTGACGCCGCTAACACGGTTTTCGCTGGCACCACGAAGACTCCCCTCGCCCCTGGCACCCTGAGCATTCTGCTCGGCGGCACGATTGCTGGAACTGCTAACGCAGCCGGTACTATCGTTGACGCTGGCGCAGGCCTCATTGCTGCTGGTTCGCAGGTTAACAACACCACCGGCTCGCTCGTCGTGATCTTCTCGGCTGCGCCCGCTACTGGTGTTCCAGTGCTGACCTCTTACGAGTTCAACATGGAAGGCAACCCTGACGTTCCAGAGTTCCGCTTCGACATCCAGATCACCGAGATCAAGGCGAAGCCACGCAAGATGAAGCTCCTCTGGAGCGCAGAGGCCGAAGAAGATCTTCGCGCTCTCTGGGGTCAGGATATGACCGCAAACCTGGTCGGCGATGCCGCTCAGGAAATGGCTCTTGAAGTTGACCGCGAAGTCATCAACGACCTCTTCGTTGCTGGTGAGTCGGGTAACAACAAGAAGTCCTTCGACGCTAAGGCACCTTCCGGTGTCGATCTCACCTCGCACCTGAGGGGCATTGTTGTTCCCATCAGCCAGGTGAGCTACGCCATCCACAAGCGCACCCACCGTGGTCCCGCAAACTGGATCGTGACCTCCCCGGACGTTGCAGCCATTCTTGAGGCTACTCCGTTCTTCACCATGACTTCAGACGTCACCCTCAGCGGTGGAATCATGAAGGTCGGAACGCTTCAGGGCAAGTGGACGGTCTACGTTGACCCCTACTTCGCTCGCACGAAGATGCTTGTTGGTCGTCAGGGTAACAGCCAGGTTGATACCGGCTATATCTTCGCGCCTTACGTGCCTCTCCAGGTTACCGGCACCTTCCTTGATCCCGGTGACTTCACGCTGCGTAAGGGTCTCCGCACTCGCTACGCGAAGCTCCTCGTGAGAAGCGAATTCTATGGAATTGTTACAGTTTCCAACCTGTGACAGTGAAAGGACTTAGGTCCTTCTGATTCAGGGTTAGTGACAAGGCCGAGGCGTTGGGGTATAACCTATCTCAGCGCCTCGCGCTATGTACATAGAAATGCCCCGCAGTAGCGCCAACTACTGCGGGACCGCCAATCGCACCAAAGGAGGATGCAATGGTCATACGAGAATACCCAACCCTCACCAAACTTCAAGAGAATCGTTTCTGGGCAAAGGTCCGCAAGACCAATTCCTGCTGGAAGTGGACCGCCGCCCTATCAGGAAAGTCCGGAGTTGTTCGCATTGCTAGCGTCAACTACGACGCACGACGCGTCGCATTGCACCTAGTCGGCAGGACGATGTACGGGGGCTACGTCAGCAACTCATGCGAGAACGATATCTGCGTGAAGCCCGATCACCTTGTCGTGAAGGACTACAAAGGCAGTGTTGACCCCGAACTGATCGTCCGTCTCTATGAGGAGGGCAGGTCAATGCAATCGATTGCAGACCAGATGGGCTTTAGTTCTCACACAGGAATCCTCAGGCACCTGCGGAAAGCTAAGGTGACGTCTAGGAAGAACAACGATCCTGGTTACCTCAAGCACAGCTACGATCATGACTTCTTTCGCCATGTGAGTCCGCCTCGCGCTTACTGGGCTGGCTACATAGCTGCTGATGGGCATTTACAGTGGACTCCGAAGAATGGGGATTACTGCGTTCGCATCGGTATTGATAAGAATGATCGCGAGCTACTGGATCGACTGTGCTGGGACGCTTCTCTTTCTCAGGAAGTGGCACTGAGGACTCGTAAGAACAAGAAGACAGGGTTACCAGAGACATACGCTTACCTGGAGGTGAGGGGCAAGGAATGGGTCAACACTCTTAGCACCAGTCCCTACTGGATTCCTTTTGGTAAGAAGAGCGATAAGCTCATTCCTCCTACTGGGCTTGATGAAGCCTGCGCGTGGTCCTTCGTTCGCGGATACTTTGACGGAGACGGCTGCACTACTGTAGATGGTCGTATAGGGTTGTCTTCTGCTTCCCTGCCCTTGCTTGAGTGGATGGTCCGAGACGTCTTTGGGTCTCACCACGCTATCTCAGAAGGTAAGGGAGCTTGGAGTAGTCGTATTGGTGGTCCTACGCTGCCTGGGATAGTGAAGAAGCTGTATGCCGACTCCACGCCCACTACTCGTCTTGGGCGCAAGTATGATCGCCTTAAGCACCTGCTCTAGGGGTGCGTTTCTATTTGCCGTGAAAAGCTGACTTTTGTAGCATGCCCTCGCGTAACTACCTCTTTCGCGTAAACTGTAGATACCACTTCCGGAGTATCACAATGAATCGTGCCAACCGTATTAGTTATTTACTAGAGGCTGATGAGCCGTCTATCAAACTGACTAACGCACGTGGCAAAGAAGTGGCAAACATACTGCACGCCTTCGTAGGCGCTCTCCGCAACGCAAAGATAACACTGCCGTCAATCGGTAGCCCTAAGCTGACAAGTGCTGTGAGAGCCGCGTTGCTAGACGCTGGCGTATCAGCGGACATCGCTACTGTTGTTGTTCGGGAATTCAAGAAGCCGCGCATGAAGAAGCGCTCGAAGTTTGACGAATAAAGAGAGATCAGCATGAGTTTTATCAGAGGCATGATCGGTTCCCACCGCGCCGAGATCACCGCGCACGCTAACCGCACGCGCCGCATAAGAGCCTCTAAGGACATGAACCTCCTCGCAGAGGAGTTGGCTCCTATTATGGATCCCGAGGGCCTCAGGGCCTCTCGTGTGCATAACTACCAGACGACTGTGCGAGACGTTCGTCCTGCTAACCTTCTGCAAGAAGATCGGGACTCTAACTACGGAGTCATCGACCTTGATAGGTTAGATCGAAACCTGTTGGCATTCGCAGAGGCTGTAGAAGCGGGTGAAGATCTAGAGCAGTTGGGAGAGGTCTTCGATCCTATCTCCTTAGCAGTCATGGCCGCCTCTGGTGCTGTGCTGACCGGTATTGGACTATTTAAAGCCGGCAGTAGGCTCATTCACTATTCAAAGACCACCGGCTACATTCGCGACGAGACTCCAAAGTCTGCTCGTAGACGACATGCCGCGACCATGAACAAATTGAACGCAGTGCGCAACCTGATTAGTAGGGACACTGTTCCTGCTGCTCTGGACACTGCTTACGATAAGTTATCCGACGACCTTGAGGACATAGAGGATGCTCTAGCGCTAGCAAAGCGCAAAGCTGAGGAAAAGACGGATAAGCTTTACGCAGTACAGCGACACATGTCTACCGCTAAGAAGCATATGGCTATGTCCAAGGACGAGCTTAAGGTTGAACTTGAAAAAGTCACCGGCATGCCTCCTACTTCTGGTGCACAAAAGGTCCACCTTATAAGAGAGCTAGAGTTGTCTGGTGTCTTTAAGACAAGACCTAAAATGCTGAAGATGTTCAAATTACAATTCCGCGTCCCTGCTCTTATTCGTGTCAAGAAGGCGCTAAAGGCTAGGTTGTCCAAGGCTAAGAGGGAGCGAGTGAAGGTAGGGGAGTCCGTTATTGAAGTAGTTTCGAACGCTCCTACTGAGAAACTGCGTAACGCCCAGATTAAAGCCGAGCGCGAGCGAATCTCAACAGAGATCATGAACCGCATTGAGCCGCTCTTCAGAAGTCTGCACAAGTTCCAGAAGCGGTGGATGCCTAGTAACGCTAAGTGGGGGTTGAAGACCGTAAAGCTGAAGAACAAGGACTTCGATTCGGACCAACCGGAGCATTACGCCACCAATCCTAAATTTCGTATGGTGCTGACAAAAGAGAAGGGTCCTATTGTGGCCTACGAGGCATTCCTTGAGATTGCGGATGGCCTCCAGGCGGTTCTAGAGGATACTCTCGACAAGGTTGATGCTGTTGGCGCAGAGGCGATTGGTTCTACTTTGCAGTCACTGGCCCTCTACCGTGAGCAAATGGAAGACTCTTGGCGACAGAACCTGTGGAACTGGTATGGGCTTGGACGTATTCCTAACTTCGTTCGCAAGAAGCTTCGTAGTCACTTCGGCAAGGACATTCCTCTCAACCGTAGGCAACGAAAAGAATTGGACGACATGCAGGCAAAAGCTGGAGCCGCTTGGGCGAAGAAGGCTGGTCAGGAAACACCTGAAGCTGATGCCGAGGCCCAAGCAGCAGAAGCTGAGGCAGAGAGAGAGACTCTCGATCTAGATCCTGAGATTCGTCGCATGTTCAATGATCTAAATGCCTGAATTTATTCTCCGCAAGTGATACAAGTAGACCGTGACCCGTTGACCACCCATGAAGGAGTAGACCATGTCGAGCACTACGATTGACAAAGCAGGATTAGGAGACCTTCAGGCATTGCTTGAAGGACGCCGACCATATGTGGCTCCTCCTGAGGAAGAGCCGGAAGTAGAGCTTACGTCCGAGGACCTCATGGCTGCTCATGCAGCTATGACGAAAATGGCGGAGCTTAATATGCAGCAAGCCCTGGCCGCGCTCAAGTTCCTCAGTCAGTACAACGAAGACCTTGTGCGCCCTATGGGTCAGTTGCGGAAGGCTATTAACAGCCTGGCTCCTGTTATCGCTGACGCACCAGAGGCAGTGCAATCAATTGCACCAGAGGTAGAAACCCCTCCCGAGACTGTGCCCAGCATTAACGGTGCGGACGTTCCGAAGAGATCGCTCAAGGAGCGTATTCTTGAGGCAGAGCACAAGCGCAAGACTCGTCCAGGCATTCTTAAGCACACTGAAGACGCCTCCGAAGAGAAGCAAGTGTCAGATGCTTACGACAGTGTTGTTCACGCGCACGGAGGCAGCAACAACTCCGTTCATAACGAAGTCCTTCCTCCCACGAATGACCTGCATGACGCCCCTGACCATGTGCCTCTGGACATCTACGATCCAGCTTCTGGTGAGGTAGCTCCCTCTGTGTTGTCCGCAGATTCCGGAATTGCGCCTAGCCTTCCTGAGACTCCTTATCCGGAGTCGCTTGATGACCTAGGCATTTCTTCTGTTACCGTGGACGAAGAAGCTCACAACCCCCTGGCGTAATGCGCTCTCAGGAGCGAAGATAAAGGCCTGGACACACCGTATCTCACTTAAGGAGACACACCATGGGACGCATCAACTTCTCGAAGCTACTGGCAGAGCAGGAGAACCTCTACAAGGGTTCTGCGATGCTGATGATGGACAGCAAGGGTTCGCTCAAAGACAACGCCCGCAATATCGCAGAGCAGAAGAGAGACATTCTCTATGTGCTGAGCGATCTAGACGCGAGCACTGTCTACGCGCTGAATGAGTCACTCGGCACCGCGCTTGAAGGGTTCATGGCTTTCACTGAGAGCATGGATGATCTTCGTGAGTCGGCAGACGAACTCCAAGACAGCGACTCAGCTAACATTCCCCCTATCGGAGAAGTGTTGGAGAAGTTGCGTGAGAACGCTGCTGACCAAGGACTCATTCTCAAGAGTCTCTACGAGGTCACTCAGACCTTCATCGAGCACGACACTACCGATCAGTAGGGGCCTTAAATGGCCACTTCTTTTGACTCGGTCGAGGCGTTAACCAGCCGTGTACTTAGGTATTTCGGAGCGCCAGTTGTCTGCCTTGAACTAACTACAGAGCAAGTGTCTGACGCCTACGAAGACGCCTGCCGTTGGTTCATGGACCGCATTGGTGGTGTGCCAAAGCTCATGTTCGTTCCTATAGCTACAGGTCAGACTGAGTTTGACCTTGCTGCTGATGTCGAGGACGTCATGGAGGTGGTCTTTCCAGACAACTCCATATTCCAATTATCTGCACCGGAGGTCTTTGATACGACCATTCCGGTTACGTTTTTGGGACTTGGAGGGGCCGGTGGTCACATTACCGCCTATAGCAACGCTAGGGGTCAGGGTGGCCTCTCTGGTATGTCTACAGACGGTGAGCACCCAATGGGTCAGGGTGGACGAGATATCTGGCCTGATAGCGGCCTTCTCCAGATCCTCCAGCATCTGGAAATGTCCAAGAAGCTCTTGAGCGCAGACAGCGACTGGGACTACGACAAATACAGCCGCAGGCTAAGGCTCTACCCCACTGATAGGAATCTGCAAGGTTCCAGCACTATCGTGGTCGAGTTTCTATCGAATGAATTCGAGGTGGCTTGTCTAGCCGCCAACGAAAGCGAAGCTCTGTATAAGCGAATGATCATTGAGGTCATGTTCCGCTTAGGGGAGATCCGCTCTAAGTTCGGAGCCTTCCCAGTGCCTGGAGGCGAGAGGGATCTCAACGGAGCAGACCTACTAGCTCGTGCTAAAGAGCGCGAGACTGAGTTGAACGACTACGTTCTTCATAGATTCAAACCAGCCTTCTTCTTCGCGGAGTAATATCGATGAGCAGACCAGAACGAATCCAACGAATTCTTGAGGACGTAAACGACCTTCTTGAGGGTTCTAACTACGCAGACCTTTACGACACGTTTGTGACCTCTGTGAAGAGTGACATACAGGCGGGCGCAAAGGAGCTAAGAGGGCACTTGAAGACCTTCTTGCGCAGTGTGCCGGTATCTTCCCTTGGTAAGAGCGCGGACTTCGAAGACTGGGCTCAGTCCAAGAGCAGTCTGAAGATGCAGAAGCTGATGTCTAATAAGACCGGTGCCGCTCTTCGCGCATTGGGCCGAGACCTGTTTTAAGGTTTAAGTCAGAAGGCTAGGTCCCACGTAATGAGGGAACACACGCTCACTATTACCGAATTACTCGGCGAGTTAGAAGTAGCTGCTGACAAGCAACTCACCGAAAGCGCAATTGTCGGTGCTATCGGTCTTGCGCTCGCCGGAAACGCACTCATAAACACTATCGGGTTTGCCATGAAGAAGTCCGATGCGGCTTATGAGGCTGGCCTAGCAGCGGCTGTTCTCAAGGAGGCGCAACCAAAGGCCTCCTTGCTGCAACGACTCTTCAGATTCCCAGCAAGCTCTATGCGAAATGGATTCAAAGAAGGAACGCGACTGCGCAAGATCCTGACCAAATACGATCCAGATGTGCTCAAGCGCTTGCAGAAAGAATTCGGTAACGAGCGACGATTCCGCAAGGCTTCGAAGGAAGATCCGAAAGCGATGCTCGACGCACGCGGCAAGATTAAGAAGGAATATCTTCCGCCTACGTCAAACAAGCGCAGTGATAAAGATGAGCAACGCACGAAGATAGCTTATGCACGCGCTGCGGCTGCTAAAGGAAAGTCGTCGGACGAGGAATACCAACTCCTGTGGACGCTGTCCTATCGCGGAGGCACACGACTCGATAACATCGCCAAGCGCATGAATGCAGCCAACGCCAAAGCTACAGATGACTTCGCGAAGCTCTACGGTGGCAAGTCTAAGAAGCCTGCTAGGCCAGCTAAAGGGAAGCGCCTCAAGAAGAAGGCTCCTACTGACGACGCTGAATCCGCTTGCACCGCAGCCGGTGGCAAAATGGTCTACGGACGATGCGTGAAAAACCATAAGGTCATTAAGGTTTAGGACAGTAATGTCAAAACACATCACGAGTCTACTAGAGCAATTGGAGGACTTACTGGCAGAGGAGAACTATCTCCGGCCTCCGGAGACTGACGACGAGGCCCGTGAGTTGTTTGACCTCGGACTGGAGTGGATGCACGATTACGCTTCTCGCGTATTCGGTAATCGTGACCTAGTCCCTACTGTAAAAAAGGAGAGGAAATGGCTGTCTGCCGGTAAGAAGGTAGGCCCTAAGTTCATGTCGCGAATGAACGATCTTATGAACGCCGTTCAGTCAGGCCCTCCTAAATCTGACAGAAGGTGGCAGCGCTTGATTGCTGCTATGCGATACCTCAAAAAACACAAGACCCTGCCCGGTAAGACCCGCAAGGTCACCGTTGTTATGCCAGATGGTCGCGGCGGCGCAGTTGACATTTTGAGTCGCATTGACGACATCATGAAGCATCTAAGGACTGTGGGTAATCCAACAGACCTTGACCTAATAGACCTTGGACTTAAACCGACTAACCCCAGCGGTCCGACAAAGCCTACGCCTTTCAAGACTCACCCACGCAGGAAGCCGACTACGTCTGAGATTAGGCAGAAGAAAAAGCAGCAGAAGCTTTTAAAGCGGATGAAGAAGACGCTAAAGAAACATGGGCAGCGTCCAAAGGAGAAGTTATTCATCGACAAGTATGGAAACCCAGGGTATAGGTAGTGCCTTCTCGCAAATCCGGCAAGAAGAAAGAGCACTGGATACCCACAGCCACCAAGATCATTCAGAATCCAGACGAGACTCCTAACCTAGTAGTCAGGTGCATCTCTGGAATCATGATGGACAAGCAGTTGACTGGTGACCTGCGAAAGCAGTTCGAAGGTGCGGTTGCAATCTGCTGCACCGGTCTCCGAAAGTCCGGTCGCCTAGACAACAAGCAGCCGCTCGACATTATGAAGCTCACCTCTACTGGTCGAACAAGAGATCGCGAGAGGCGCAAGCAAAAAGACCAGACTAAGAAGAAGAACCACTTCAACCTGCTCATTAGGCAGCTGCAGAAGACTCAGAAAGACGACTCCTTGTCGTTGAAAGCGAGAAAACGTGGCACGACACGCTAAGACTGAGGAAAATGCCGCGTGGCGGGATAGAATCGATAGAGTCCTACTAGAGAAGGACTCCGAAATGAAGCAGAAGCTACACGAGCTAATGCGACGGATCGTGAAAGATGTTGAGGAACTAAGGCAACGACGTGGTCAACGACAGGAGGAAATGACAACACATCAAGAGCAGGTCGCACGTTCTGTACGCAAACGAGGGTCACTTAGACTCAATACACGTCAGCGTATGATGATTGCCAGCGCCTTCGTTACAGAACTGCCAGAAGCGACGAAGTGGGCGTTCGGTAGTAAGGTCCCGGCAATCAGAACATTGGCCAGGCAACTTGGACCAGTGCTTCGTGTTGAGAGCAGCGGTAGTGGTAAGCGACTGATTTTCTTCCCCAAGTGGTACGAGAAGCGTGGAAAGTGGGAGATCGAGGTGTACGTCAATAGAAGCATGACTAAGGTCACTGATATTGACGTGCTTGACTAGAGTGATTCAATCGGAGCAGAGACAACGTGGCAGAAGGTGATTGCACTGACGACATTGAGTTCGCCGTCCCCTGCGACCCTGTAAAGGGTCCTTCATGGGACTGCAGCGGTCAGACTCTGTTACAACAGCGCTACGCAGCTGAATACGCCAAGATAAACGGTGTCACTGCTCAGTACTACGTCCAAATAGATCAATTCGAACGTCAGGCTCCTGGTCCTCAGGGCACAGGCATGCAATACGACATGCTTTACGGCGAGCCTGCTATTCCTGTTCTTCCTGGCTCAGATGACCGAGTAGAAGAGGTGTGGAACTTCAGGGATCCAATCCCAGTCTCCATTATCGTTACTGACCGCTCCTCTGAACGCGAGCCAGGCGAAAGAGGAGCTTCAAAGACCACAACCTACACTCTCGCCATGCCTGTCTACTCTCTGCTCTCAGGGGGCTGTGTGGACCGCTTAGAGGGCAAGGACTTCTCTGTTGGCATCAAGGACATAGCTCGCGTAGGTGACGTCATATTCTTGGGCGGTAACTACAACGCTTGGCTAGACGTTGAGCGCACTTCACGTCAGGGTTACATTACTCCGGATATGGAGCACACCTGGGTTGAAGTAGAGGGCGTGAAACGCAGCAAGTACGTTCCTTCCCGCAAAGAGAACCTGCCTGACAGAGAAAAGTATCCGTCAGATAACCATGCTGACGACGCAGCCGAGACTGGCCTTCCTTACAGACCACCAGAGGATCACGTTAACGATCCTCTTCGACCTTGGGACTAAGTCATGGACTTGAACCGTATTGACGAGGTGCTAGCCAACATGGTGCGCCTAGCCGAAGAAGGAGCAGGCGCTCCTGTTGATACCGCCGCTCCTCCAAAGGAGACTAAAGGCGACGATGCTGAGTCCACAGGCGCAACTAAGTCCGGACAGACGAGTGTCTCCAAGAGTGACGCTATTAAGTCTCATTGGCACCGCGCCTACACTGACGACAAGGGCGATGGCAAGACAGACGACAAAGAAAGTCACACGCACAAGATTGTGAGTGGCGTCGTTAAGCCAGCGGGTGGGCATACTCATGAGATGCCAAAGTCCAACTCTCGCAAGAGTCGCGGCCTAAAGGCCGGTAGCTTCAAGGGCGGTTCTGAGCCTAAGAAGCGGAAGAACAAAAAGAAGCCCGCAGGAATCGCTTCTGTTACTCCGGACGTCACTCCAGCTGCTCCTCCTGGTGAGGAAGAGGAGACTGTTGAGTCACTCATGGCTCGTATGCTTGGTGTCATACGTGAAGAGTCAGAGGGCTGGAATTCTGAGTGGGCCAAGACTGATCGCGAGGTCAACGCTTCGGACTTCATTGACGACTCCCGTAATATTCTTGCCACCTATGCGCTAGAAGCTAGTAAGTCAAAGAAGCGCGACAAAGTCCTCTTCAAAGAGGTTCGTAAGCAACTTAGTGATCTAGATAAGCTGGCCTCCGACCTACAGAAAGGCAACGTTGACAAGTCTGATTTCATGGGTCGCATGGAAGGCGTGCACGCAGCTATCGAAAAGAACAGGGTCGCGCTTGGCAAGTCAATGAAGAAGAGGCAGTTTAAAGACCGAGCTACAATCGTTTGGATGGGAGCGCTGACAGCCGCGTCTGCTGCTGCTTCTGTAGCCACAGGTGGTGCGTTCAACCCAGTCGTCGCTGTCTTTGGTGCTGCTAACACACTGGTTAACATGGCTACGTCTACCAACGCTAAGTCTGCTATGAGCAGCTTTGGAAAGTCATTCTCGAAATTTAAGTCGTCAGTCACCAAGCCTTCTGACGAGCAAGAGAAGAATGACGATAACGAAGAGAAGAAGTCTAAGAAGAGCGACAAGAAGCCTAAGAAGGCAGAGAAGTCAAAAGGCAGCAGCAAAGAAGCTGCAGTCTCTGCTTGCACCAAAGCAGGCGGTAAGATGGTCTACGGTCGCTGCGTAAAGAACCACAAGGTCATTAAGGTAGAAGGCACCAACTGGCTTGAAGAAGAGTACGGGCTCGCAGACGACAGTAATAACCACACAAGATGGTCAACTAAGTCTGAGTCTTTTGCCAAGTACGCGATCCTAGAGAACCTCCTAGAGAACGCCGACCACGTCATAGACGTTGGTTGCGGTAAAGGGCTGCTTTACAAATGGCTCCTGAGTGAGCAGTCTAAGAACGTTGCATACTATGGGGTGGACCGTAGTGAAGACTCTCTGTCGGAGTTCGCTCACAGCTACCCAAACATCACCGCGAATCTTAGGAGGGGCAACGTTCTCTCTATAAACGAAGAGGACCTACCTCGTGATCACTTTGACGTCTCTGTGGCTTTTGGTGTCACGTCGAACTTTGGAGAAGGCTCGGGCCAGTACTCAAAGTTGCGCCAACTCGTAGAATTCATGACGTCACACAGTGACGTGTCAGTTATCGAGTTCTGGGATCGCTTCAAATTTAAGAAGCCAGACCACGCACTGAAGGGTGATCGTCAGCCGTCCGTATGGACCCCGCAGAGGGTCATGAAGGTCTTCTCTGAGAGCGATTGCCATGTTCAACTTGTTCGACCACTAAGTGGTATGGACTTCGCTGTAGTCGCTACACGAAGTGATATGAGGAGAGTCTGATGCGCACTACTATCGAAGACGTAAACGCGCTCATAGAGGCCGGTCGCAATAGAACTAGAAGCGGTGGTCAGAGCGGAGGAAACACCGCTGGTGACCGCTTCAAGCCGAGAGAGAAGAGAGGGCCCAAGAGCAAGCTGAGGCCCTGGCAAGACAACGTCTATTGGAAGGGCAAAAAGAAAGGCCAGGTAAAGAATCCCTGGGGCAAGTGGATTCCTGTAAGGAAGACTAAGTCAGGAAAGGCTCTATCTCCTCCAGACCACGGCGGTGAGATGCCTCCGACCGGTTGGAAGGAAAAGCACGGATTCGCCATTAAAGGAATGACAGCTGCTGAGACAGTCGCTGCTGTAAAGCCTCCCACCAAGAATCAACTGAAGCGTCTGAAAGCAGCAAGAGGCGGTCCTAAGGTCAAGAAGGTGACGAAACGCCTCAAGCCGAAGAAAGTAGTAAAGAAGGCAAAAGGCACGCCTTCTAGCAGCACCATCATCGTGAAGGTGAACAAAAAGAATACTATTTCTGACGCCCTTGTTGCTAAAGGACTGACGTTCTCGAACGAGGACTTTAAGAACTCCGTGGAAGACTCTTTCCAAGAGAACTCACTCTCCGTTATGGGCGGCTGGATTAGCAAGTTGTTTCAGAACCGCCCTCCCGTAGATCTGGGAAGGCACGATACTCCTGGCACCATACAGGCGGATCTGTCTTACTCCTTGAAGCCTCGTCTCCTTAAGTGGCCCGGTGAGGACAAAGCTAAAAGTATGCGCGAGTTGACAGCTATGCGCATGAAGAACTTGGGAGTGAAGCGCATCAAGGCTGTTAATAAAGCTAAAGGCCGCTACCTAGTAACGGCTAAGGTACCGTTTGGCGTTCAAGTGAAGTCAGGTGACTACACGTTTGAAGCCACAGTGGTCAATATGAGGGTCACTATCAGCAAGCCCGGTAACACTATTCTGGTGACTCCTCACGAGGTTTCAGTTGACCTCAATGCAATCACAGGGCTCAAGCAGGAGGTAGAGGGGAAGTCCAAGCGTGACGCAACTGCGGCCGAGCTTAATACCAGTCGCAGAATGTTGCAGAATGCCAGGTCTCTATCCGCCGATCTGATTATCCCTTCTAAGGGAGGCCGTCCTCCGTATAGGCAAGCAGCTGCTTACGAGGAACTATCAAAAGAGCACACCCGGTCTCTTGAGCGTGACACTAATCCCAAGAAGCTTGGTTACGAAGGCTACTGGTCTGAAGGGCCCGGTAAACCGAGAACCTATGTGACCAGAACGATCAACAAATTCTTGTTGGATGGTGATAAGCGTCTTGCGAAACTCCTGACTGCTTACGAGAAGAAGCAGAAGAAGACGACGAAGGGAGCAGAGGCGTCGCAGAAACAAGCGAAATCCAACCTTGATAACTTCGGTGTCGAGAACGTCCTAGACATGGACGATAAGTGGCCAGCTAAGGTGGGCAAGTTCTCCTTCGGTCATGGAGAGGCTGGCTACGATAAAAGTGACCCCTCTGCGTTTGACAAAAAAGTCACTTACCTGACCAAGTTCAATATGAAGGCCGACTCTTCTAAAGAGGAAATCACCAAGATGGTGAAGGCCAAGTTGAAGGGGTTTATCAGGCTCGTTAAAGCTAACGAGAAGCAACTAACGTTGGCGGCGTCTCACGGACGTTACGCTAAGCTAAAGGTCCCTGCTGGAGTTGGCACCACGCATTGGCCTAACGCGCAGGACAAGTTCGCGGAGATTCGGATCTCTCGCGCTCAAGGCAAGAAGGGCCCAAAAGGCCCGCTGAAGGTTTTGATCGCCATGTTTGTGCAGCTAAACAAGAAGCTGAGTGAAGACGACGCTCTTGAGCTTGCTTGGGCTCATGGCGACGTGATGACAGAACAGGCTGTCGGAGGGCACCAGCACAGCGCCAAAATCGTGCGCCAGGTTGCCTCCATAGTCACAAACGCGGATAAGTCACAGAACTGGAAGTTCTCAGCCGATTTCTTGAAGGACCCAGTCAACGAACTGAATCTGGCCTACGGCACTGCTCAGACGCCAGGTCGCGGCATGACCACAGACCCAAAGAAGCCGGCAGATGTCTGGAAGCTGCGCTTGGCACAGTATGAAGCGGCCCTGGCACACGCTAAGAAGGCTCGTGGTAGTGAGTCCAAGAAGGACCGCAGTTCTCGCCTTAATCGAAGAAAGAAAGCCCTCGGGTACGCCCTCGCCTCATAAACATCTGGTAAGCTAAATGGACGTCACCGGAATGAGGTGACAATGCTCTCAAGGAGATAACATGATTGACCTCAACTCTGTAGACGAACTTCTCACTCAATTGAGCGAGATGCTCGACCCAAACCAGACCACGCAGAACGCCGGTGAGCGTGCTGCTGGTCCCGCCAACACAACTGTTGGTGCTGGCCCCGCTCGCGGTGCTGGTATCTCTGGTGCGCAACACACGCAGCACCAGAATCAGTTCAACAGCCAGAAGAGCGTCGCCGGTAGCCTCGGTCTTGGTGACGAGGGAACTGTTGCTGGTAGTGAGCGAGTGAAGCCTAGCGACGCTGGTATCACTGGCTACAACCACACTAAGCACACGAATGACTTTGCGCACTACGGTCGCATGTCACCTTCGGCTGCGCTTGGTCTCGGTAAGGCTGGACGTAGCTCTGGCGGTAACCTAGACAGCGCTCGCTAGTCCTCGTGTACGAGTCATTCGGGCATTCATTTGAGCCTGCGCCTCTGTACGACGAATCCTCCTGTGCTGGGCCGAGTTCTTTCTCGTCCCCGCGTGGTGGTACGCGACGTATAGATCAATTACTTCGAGAGTGGGGCTACATCCAAGGCGGTCGCCCCATGGATCCGGAGATCGCAGAGCAAGCACTTATTCAGGAGGTGAGTTATGGACCGTCAACAGCTGGGAGCGATGGATACAGCGCTCTCGCAGCTTTGCGAGCTAGTGGCCACACCCGCCGTCGTTCCCTCGAATGCTCCTCTTCAGATCCTGGGCCCATGCGGAGGTCCTCAGAGGAGGCACTCCCGCCACTCCTCCTTAGCCAAATGTCCGATCCCCCCGTACGCAGACGGACCAGGCGACGACGGGTACGAGGCGGTTCCCGCCAAGCACCTGAAGCATTACAACAAGGGCGCAAGTCCAGGCACTGGACAAACGTTTCAGAACACAGATCTGCTCAGGATTCTGTCCAACTTGGGGGCGGTCTTGAAGCGGCGTTCCGTAAAGCGGACCGCCAAGATGCGGCGAGGCAACGCCTAGACCGTTCTTCATTCTTTGGTCCTGGTGGCCTAGGCTGCGAGCCTTTGCCTGGTGGCGAGGACTACTATGAAGAGCGCGACGATCCGGAAACTCTACTAGGTTAGGTCCTAATGGATCCACTACGTGTCCGAGACGCTGTGGCGCAGGGATTAGCTTTCCCTTGCGCCATGTGTCGTCACTACTGGCAGGGCAGGGACGACGGAGAAGACTCCTGTAACAAGAAGGAGTGCGGTGGGCCGTTGTCTGGTCGCTCATTTCCTTCTTACGACGGTCCCTTACCAGACGGTGATTGGGCTCACTTCTGCTTTCTGTCAGGGCAGTCCAACGACTTGGTAGGAGTGCATGTAGTAGGCGCTGGCCGCCGTTTAGCAATCGCCAAGGATGACCAAGGTATCTTCGATAACTGCACTCGCAAGTCCGGTGCAATCGATTGCATAGTATCGACTCCTGTAATTCTGATAGGGGCAGACGGTGATACGCACAAAACTGACGTCGGGATCTAAGCAGAACATCTCTTTTGTAAGAAAGATCCTAAAGTCACGCATCGTAGAGTCTCAACGCATGTTCTTGCGTGAGATGACCATCAACGTCCGTGACCAAGTCGCCAGATCTATACCGGGTGGCACATTCGCCCTCAATGCTTACAGAAACGGTCTCAAGACCGCTGTTATCTCCGAAGGTAAGCGCGTTGCCATTACTGCTGTATTCGGATTCGCACCAGTAGGACTCTCTAACGCAGACGCTCGGACTACGCTCTACTACTTCTCACGAGAGACTGGAAGCGTCGATGACCCAGCAGGCGCAATTCTGGCTGCTTTTGATCCATGGGTTTTAGACCAACTGCCTCCAGTAAAGGTCGGGTCTCCTGTGACTATGCGGAAGGTGACTCCCGCAGAGGTAGAGGCTATTCGCAAGTTGAACGCGCCACAGCTTGAGATAGTTAACAAGTACCTGAAGCAAGCTCGCATTCCTTTCGGTGATCGTGTCCAGCTGCGCGAGGGATCGTTGTTTGACCTAGAGAACTTGGCTATGCGTATGGAGTACGGACTTCCTGGTGTGCCACACGTGCCACACTGGCGACCTAATCTTGTTCTCAACAAGGCTCGTGTTCTACGTCAAATGGAAGGCAATAGGACGTTCACGAAGTCAATGCAGCAGGCGCTAAATAATCCAAGGTACAGGGGCCACCAGCGTCGACTTGCTAAAGGCATGGACGTTAGGGCTCGCAAGAGTGACTTGAAGAAAATTAAGGGCTTCGTGAAACGTGTCACTAAGTAGCTCGCGGACTGCTACTCTCTTGTCACTCGTAGTTTGCCCTCGTATCATGATTTGAGATGGCAAAGTTTACTGGAAACGCATCACCTAGGCCTCGTATTCACGGCACACCAACTGGCCGTGTCTGGATCCGGCATTTTGATGACGGCATGGTGCGCACTATTGGCGCGATCCCTCACCCTGACCCATCCATACGAGAGTATGTTCTGCCGATCAAGAACCTGCCTGAGGCGAACGACTTTGTTCCTGTTCTTGGTAAGAAGAACCCAGAGCAAACCACGATGCTCGACAGGTTCCCCAGGATTGTAGTTAACCGAGACTCTTGGGATCCGGCTAAAGAGCGCCTACATCCAGGTGCTGAGGAGTATCGCTCGCCAGCTGGAGAGCCGGTGACCATTCAACTCCCAGCTGAGCCACTTGGCACGACTTTGGACGGTCACACTAAGTATTGCTCCAAAGAACAAGCCTCTCCTTTCGATATCACCTACACGATAGAGGTCTGGCACCGCTACGAGAACTGGGTTCAGCCCATCCTATTTAGGATTCTAGAAGCGTTCAAACTACAAAGTCTTGTAAGAGTAACGGACAATCTAGGTGACGTGCGCACTTACAACGTGTTCATGGACAGCGGGCCTGCTGACTTGAGCGAGGTCCTATCGTTGACGGATAGAGGTATTGGTTATTCCGTGTCTTACCGGGTGCAAGGGGAAATTGATCTCGCGGGTGAGGATATATACCCCTCAATGCGTTATCCTCAAATTGACCTTGTCCCGAAGGACAGAGTAGAAGGTTGTTGAAAATGGCGCATTACGCCGAAGGGTCTCGAATGTCTTGGTACCGAGTTGTGTCTGCCACGCCTATCAACGTGGATTACGAAAATGGATCTGTAGTGTCTTACCCCAGGAATAGCATTTTCCAGGCTGACCCGCAGTTGCGGGATATCCGTCTTGCTATGCGTGGTCGCCGTAAGCTATTTCCATTAGGCGCTACTTTACCGGACAATTTTACGAACGTTGCTATTAAGGCACCTGGTCCCAGCACCAAGCCGCCAGCTAAGATTGAACAGAAAAACAAGAAGGGTATGCCACGGGTGTCTTACCGTGGCAGCACCTATCAGATCGCGGACATTATCTCTTAATAGAGATAACAGGAGGAAAACGAAATGGTCGAAAAAACCAAGCCCGATGTTTACATCGAAGAGGTAGATCCGTCTCCCGCGACTGAAGGTGTGTCACCTTCACAAATGGGAATTGTCGGTCGTACCCAACGTGGTCCGACGAATGTGCCTACGAAGGTGCGCTCCCTTGACCAGTTCGTCAGGACATTCGGACCAAAGATTCCTGAGTCTTTGGTTGGAGTGACTACCGAACAGTTCTTCCAGAACGATGGCCGCGTCGCTGTCGTCGTGCGCGTCGTTCCTGACGGCTCTTTGCCTGCTACCGTCGATATTGACGCTCCTGCCAAGTGGATTTTCACTGCTAAGGACGTTGGCACCTGGGGCAACACAGTAGTTGTTGAGATTCGCGGTAACGTGAACGCTCTGGACGAGGCTACTCCTGAGTGGGACAAGTACGACATTCTGATCAAAGAGCCCGATGCTTTTGGTGCGCTACTGGCCACGGAAGTATTCGAGGGTGTGCAGTTCCTGGTCAGCACCGACACCGACTATGCACTGACCGTGCTCAACGACCCACTCAGTGGATCTTCACTGATCACGCTGTCTGAAGGTCTTGGTGGAGACCCTGATTTCTTCGCCGCCAACCTGGTCACCGGAGAGTCTTTGGGCTTGGCCACCGGCCTTAGCGCTCAATTCAGCGGGACCTTCGCTTCAGTGCCACAGGTTATCCGCAACACTGTGGTGATCGCTACCGGCGCTCAGTTTGTTACGGACGACGGTTTCGGTAACCTGATTGGTGCAGTTGACCCAAGCGGCAACAACATTGTCAGTTACGAGACTGGCGCCTACGACGTAACGTTTGCTGCTGTTCCAGCCGCGTCCGCTGCTGTCACTGTTAACTACACACAATTGCCCTCCACCAATGACTACTCCATGGCTGGCGGCACCGATGGTGTGAACGTTATCACTCGTAACGAAGTGACTCACCCAGACTTGATCGCTCAACGCGCTGGTATGTATTCCTTCGACAAGCTTCGGGATATCGTCAACGTCGTGATTCCAGATTTTGCAGGCAACGCTACTGTTGCTCAGGATCAGGTTGACTACGCTGACACTCGCCGTGACCGCTTTGTCCTTCTGCAGGCTCCACTGGGAGCTACTGTGGACGAGGCTCTGGTGTGGAAGCAGAACAGCCTTAACCGGAACAGCCGTCGCTACTCCGCTTACTACCCCGGCATTCGCTGGCGCAACTCCTCCACCGGTCCTGTGGACCTGGTCCCAGCACTTGGTGTTGTCGCCGGTATCTTCGCTCGCACCGACTCCAACAAGAACGTCAGTAAGGCCCCTGCGGGCAAGATCGACGGAGCAATTGTTGGTGCCGAGGGACCAGAGTTCACGTTGGACGAGACTGATGAGAGGCGCCTCTTTGAGCGTCGCCTCAACCCTATCGTCAACACCGCTGCTCAAGGTTTCGCGATCTGGGGTGCTCGCACGGGTCAGACCGGTCAGACCGGTTTGAAGGATAACTTCAAGCACATTGGTCCAGTGCGCACGTTCATGTTCCTTCAAGAGTTTGCCTACATCCGTCTCCAAGAGTTCGTCTTTGAGAACAACGGACGTGGACTGCAGACTCGTATTCGCGGCGCCCTCCTTGGTGACTTCAGTTCTTTCTTCGACTCTGGCCTGTTCGCAGGACTCACGAAGAAGGACGCGTTCTTCATCATCTGTGACGGCTCTAACAACACTGAAGAAGACATTGATAACGGAATCATCAATGTGGATATCGGTGTCGCCCTCAACCTTCCTGCTGAATTCGTCGTCGTGCGCTTCCAGCAAAAGACCGCAGTGCGGATCTAACAAGTAACAGGGATACGAGATTACTATGAGCCGTGCAAGCAGAGCACGTAACCTAGCCGCCCAAGCCACTAACTTGATGGAGGGTATCTTCACTCCATACAACCAAATGGCAGCGGATCCGGAATTTGACCTAGACATCTTCGGCCAGAATGACGTCGTTGAGCGTAGTGGTCAGGAGGACGTCAACGCCAACGCTGTTGACGACTCACATGAGTCCTGCATGGGATGCATGAAGAAGTCTATGGGCTCTCTGAAGTCCATGACTGACGACAACATGGCTAGTTCTCGTAAGAAGGCTATGAGCTATATGAAGGCTGCTATGAGCGCCTACATGAGCGAAAAGTCTTGAGGATAACCACTCGTGCAGCGGTCGCTGCGGATGTAAACTGACAGTAATGCAACTGATTGCATTAAGGAGCTTGTTATGGCACGCGCATTGAGCACGGACTACTTTCAGGGCTTCGCGTTCCACGTGCGCGAGCCTAATAACTTTCTGTTTCCCTCTGCTGGGTTTCAGGCGGTCACCGTTCCAGAGACGACTCTCGGTATCGCCGAGTATCGCGAAGGAATCTACCGATACACCCGCAAGCAGCCGGGTATCCCCACGCAGAACGATCTGACGCTGTCACAGGGTGTGACTAAGCGCGGCAGTGACTTCTTCGACTGGATCCTGAATGCAATCGAGGGCCGCGCCTATCGCACGGACATTGAGATCTATCACTTTCATCGTGAAGATCCCCGTGGTGTTGATGGTGTTCCTTCGAAGATCTACCGCTGCCTTGAAGCCTTCCCGCTTCGTGTAAAGGCCGCAGCTGACCTGGAAGGAACTTCAGAGGACATCAGTCTCGCTGAGATCGATATCGCGTTTGAGGAGCTTGAGATTGATAGTCCAGGGGCAGCAGAGACTGACGCTACGCCTTCTCCCGGCGCTATCTAAGAGCGCCGCGTGAATCTTCACGAGGTCGATAGCCATATTCGTATCTTGGTCGCCAGAGTGCTGGGAGAGGACGATCCCTCATCTTCTGCAGCACCAACTCCTGGTGATCAAGGTAGCGACTCTTCCGCAGGCAAGCCTGGAGGACAACGCACTAAGCTGCGGGCCAAAGGACGACGCCGTAAGAAGTCTAAGCTTCAGCGCAAGGACAAAAAGTCCGACGACGACGAAGATAAGCAGGACACGTCAAAGACAGATCAAGACGCCGACGCTAAGAAGCGACCAGAAGCTCCTGAGAAGCCGAAGAAGCGCCTCAAGAAGAAAACAGACCCCAAGCCTAAGGCTAAGGTCAAAGGCAAGGTCAAGAGCGTCCACAAGCGTATGAAGGTAAAGACATCTTCCGGCAAAGGCTCGGGTCTTGCCAACGCTTTGACAAAGACGGTAGACAGCAGCCGTCCTAGGTTGAAGCCCAAGCTGCGCAACGCAATGGGGTAAGCAGCCAATGGCTCGCGCTCAAAACACCGACTTCCTACAGAGCTTCTCCTTCAGCCTTCGCGACGTTACCGGCACAGGTGACTTCGGACTTGAAGGAGATCCTTTTGATTTCAACGGCGGTGAGAGTAACGGAGTTGGCTTCACCTCTGTGAGTGGTCTCGTTGTTCAGGCTGAGACCTTTCAGATATCCGAAGGTACGTTCCCGTTTGCTAGAACATTCGTAAGACGCGCCAGCGTTAGCTCTGTGACTCTTCGTCGCGGCATGGCCGGCAGAGACAGTGATTTCTACAACTGGTTTCACTCATCACTCTATGGATATCCAGACACCCGTAAGAACCTACTTCTCACAATGAACCGACGTGATGGAGAGCCTGCAAAGGCTTGGCTGCTGCATGACTGCATACCAGTGCGTGTTACCTGTGCTCCGGATCTAGACGCTACCAACCAAGAGATAGCTATAGCGGAGTTGGAGATCCAGCCAACCTACTTTGAGGAACTCGCTATCTCTGAGTCATAGGTCCAGCAGGTTTTAGTCCGTTGTAGCTCTCTGCTCCAGCGGGCTTTCCTACGTACTATTGCGATCCGAATGAACGGAGTGTAGCCTGAGTGTAGGTGGCACCGAAAATGTGCCAATCTGGCACAGTAGACAGCGGTAGACGAGGTTAATCAGTGAACGACGAAATACGCTGGAACCTGCGGTTGAAGAGAGTGCTTCACGATAAGCTCGGGCGCTTCTCTAAAGAGCTAGGTGTGGCGAAATCAGACATCGCCCGCTTGGCTCTTATCCAATTCATGCATGGCGTAGGAGAGAAGCTCTCACTACGTATGGTTCGAGATCAACTTAGATCCATTGAGACACAGCTGGAAGCAGCTGAAGGAGTAGACAAATGAGCGAAGCTCAAACCATTGGGACGCTAGTAGAAGACGTTGAGGAAGACCTCAACCAGTTGACGTTCGGCAAGATCATGGATGGTGTGCTTACGCTGCCTGGTGGTGTTATCGATTCAGAGGGCAACCTGCATAAGGTTGTGAAGCTGCGAGAGATGACTGGTGAGGAAGAAGACATCCTTATCAGTAACTCGGTGAAGGGTCACGAGAAGATCGATAAGGTCCTCTCAAACTGTGTTACGCAGCTTGGTGACATCTCAGACAGGAAGTCAATCGAGCTTCAGGTTCGCCGTATGACTGTAGGGGACCGTGTTGTGCTCCTCATGGCTGTGCGCTCTCTGTCTCTAGGATCAGAGTACAGCTTTAGCTCGCAGTGCGATAACTGCGGGGCCAAGAACGACCATGAGGTTGATCTTCTTGAGCTAGACGTTAAGGAGGCTCCAGACCCTAAGCTGCGTGAGCAGACCCTCACCCTTCCTTCTGGCCGTAAGGCTACGCTGGCCGTTATGACTGGCGAAGGCGAGGCTCGTATCGCTAAGGCAACGCGAGGCAAGAAGCGCGGAGACGTGCTGAGCTTGAACATTATGGCTCGCCTTGTGGAGCTAGACGGCGCTCCAGCTGGAGTCAAGACAGTCAAGAAGCTGACTACGCGTGACCGCAAGGCTATTCGCCAGTGGTTCAGGGCTAACGAGGGTGGTGTTGACACTTCCCTGGAACTGTCTTGCGACAGCTGTGACTCTGAGTACGAGTCCGTGCTTGACGCTGGCCAGCCGGATTTTTTCTTCCCCAAGGACTCCGAGTAGATCCTAGGGGCCAGTTTGCTGACGATGTTCCATTGCTCCTTAGGCCCCTTGGGGCCGAGGAGATGTTGCTGGGAGACCTGACGTTTTTTGGAAGACTGCTGAGATGGCAACCATCTGAAATCATGGCACTTCCTTATTCCCGAAGGGTGAAGCTCCGCGATATGAACCTTAAGATAGAGGAGGACACTAAGGAGCGTATGAAGGGAGGAGACGGCAAGTGGCGTAATTCGAGTAAACCACAGTCACCAAGAAGTGCTGTGTCTACCGAGCCTGATATGCGCAGTTATTCAATTGCGCCTCCCACTTCGTCTCCCCCTCCTTCTCGTAGGAGAAATCCTCGTCGTCCAAGAGGTCAGAAGTAATGCAATCGATTGCATTAGGGTAGGTCTAGATGAGTCGCAACGGTAACGCCGTAACACAGATAGAAGAGGACGAGATGGTCAGGCTCTATCAGTCTGGCTTTTCGTCCAATGACATCGGTAAGGAGCTAGGACGTTGCGGGCGTGGGG